GGAGCGGGAGGCGGTTGAGACTGCGGCCCTGATCTACGAACAAGGCGCAAAGCAGATGGGCCACGTTGAGGATGGAAAACGGGCGGTTGCGTTGCGGGCCATGCTGGAACGATTGGTCTGAGAACCATTGATTATGCGGACCCTGATATTCACCAATAACACGCCGCCCAGCCGTATATCACACCGACGAGTCGCGCCGCACGGCCGCGAGACGCTGATCGACGCCGCTATCGTGGTCGGCGTAAAACGCCTCGGTGACTCCATTGAATCCGCCCTCCACAGGACGCCCATAGACTCGACCGCGGAGGGCCACGGATGGCTTGTCTACACCTGACGACCGAGCAGCTCGAGAAGGAGTTCGTCGCCGTGTTCGGCGATGGGGTCGCGACGCCGACGAAGCTCTGGGTCGATCACTTCCACGATTATCACACGTTCATACGCGTCGTCTTCCCCAAGTTCACCGGGAAGGGAGCCGACCGGCTCCAGGATCTCCGCGACCGGCTGATGATCAAGTACGGCTACAAGCGGGCCGAGCTGTCGATCGTCGTCTTCATGGACGACGACTCCTACGACTTCTTCGCAGCCCACCGGCTCCACATTCATCTCGCCGGTTGATTCGCAGGGCAGGAAATCTACGGTGAAGGTCCGCACGGAGGCGGATCGTGGAGTTCACCGTCGAGATACCAGGCGACGCCGTTCCCCAGCCGCGGGCACGAAGCACCCGCGGCGGTCGCATGTACACGCCGGACAACGGGATCGTGGCGTTCAAGCAGGCGGTCGGCCTGCTCGTGAAGGCCGAGGCGGCACGTCGGAGGATCTCACTGGACGATTCCTCCGCGTTCGTCCTCGAGGTCGTCTGTGTGTTCGGCCGCCCACTTTCCCACCTGACCACCTCGGGCGAGCTGCGGTCGACGGCCCCGGCCTGGCCGGGCCTGCGGTGTGGCGACTGGGACAATCTCGCGAAAGGCGTCGCGGACGCGATCACGAAGACCGGGGCCGTGTGGAAGGACGATTCGCAGGTCGTCGAGGGCCGCTGCCTGAAACGCTACGCGATTTGTGGGGAAGGACCTCGGACAGGGATCACGATCCGGAGGCTGCCTCCGTGACACGCCGCAGGCTCGCGGACGGTGATCGCGTGCTGACGGCGGCCGAGGAGCGGATCGTCCGGAGAGCGATCGCCGGCGGAGCAACGCGAGCCGAGGCGGCCGCGGCCGCGGGTGTGCCGGTGAAGCGGGTCTACCGTGCCCTTCACGGTCAACTCTCCGACCTGCCTCCTGGGAAGCACGGGCCGCGGCCCGGCGTCCAGTATCCGCCCCAGCCGGAGTTCGTCGACATCCCGATCGACGAGATCTACCGTCGCGCTGCCGAGCTGCGAGCCGAGAGGTGGAGCGAGGACGAGACCCAGACGAGATGGAATCCGAGATTCACCCCGCTAGACGACGCGTAGGCTTTTCGTCATGGCTACCGTATCCGCAACGCCCGGCACGCTGAACATCATCGTGAAGCAAGGCCAGGCCGTGTCGCAACTGCTCGACTTCTCGATCGCCCTCACCGGCTACACGTTCTCAGCCGAGATCGTGTCGGCCGTGACGTTCGCGACCGTCCAGGCTCTGACTGTGTCGACGGTGAATCTCGCGACCGGCCAGGTGAACGTCGGGCTGTCGGCCGCGAACGCGGCGAACGTGGCGGCCGGGACGTACCTCTGGCGGCTCGTCTGGACGCCGGCCGCGGGCAACGCCCAGACGGCCCTCGAGGGGATCTGGGAGGTCGTCCGCTGATGCCGATCGAAGTAAACGTCACCGATCAGAACGTCCAAGTATCCACCAGCGGCCAGACGGTGAACGCGTCGGTCTCTGGTGGCGTCGGGCCTGCCGGTCCGACCGGGGCCACGGGGGCGACGGGAGCAACCGGGCCGGCCGGGACGACGACCTGGGCCGGCATCACGGACAAGCCCGCGACGTTCGATCCTTCAGCCCATGCGTCGAGCCATGCCTCGGCCGGGTCCGACCCGATCACGGTCGGCACGGTGTCGGGGCGGATAGTCACGACCACGACCGGCGGAAAACTTTCGACCGGCACGATATCGGAGGTAGTTTCCGGACAGGCCGTCGCACCTTCGGCGGTGACGGTATCGCCGCCAAACGTAACCGCTGGAAACTTTCCGGCGGACTTGATTCCGTTTTCGATCACATACGACGCCGCCTCGGTGTTTTCGGTGAACGCTCTCGGCGACGTGCAGACGCCAGGAGTGATCGAGGCCGCAGCTTTTAGTGGGGCTGTGGACGCGACAAATCTCACCGGCACGATCCCGACCGCTCGCCTGGCATCCGGCACGGCCTCGGCTTCGACCTACCTCCGCGGCGACCAGACATGGGCCGCGATCTCGACCTACACGCTGCCGGCCGCGACGACCTCGACGCTCGGAGGCGTGACCTACGGGACGACGGCCGGCACGGCCTGCCAGGGGAACGACTCGCGGCTATCGGACGCGAGGACGCCAACGAGCCACGTCCACGCCGCGAGCGACATCACGAGCGGCACGCTCTCGGACTCGCGACTATCCACGAACGCTCGGCAGTCGGTCGAGTCGTTCGTCCATCCGTTTCTCCTCGGGGGCCTGTAATGCCGTCCGCCTACAAAGTGTTGGGGCAGTCGAATCCATCCGCGACCACGGCGACAACGCTCTACACCGTGCCGTCCGCTACGTCGGCCGTCGCCTCGACGCTCTCCGTCTGCAACCAGGGAGCATCGTCCGCGACGTTCCGTGTCGCCGTCCGGCCTGCCGGGGCGACGCTCGCGGCGACTCATTACATCGTTTTCGACTCGTCGCTGACTGCGAACGACTCCGCATTCCTGACGCTCGGCATCACGCTGGCGACTACGGATGTAGTGACCGTCTACGCGTCGTCGGCCTCGCTGTCGTTCTCGCTCTTCGGGTCTGAAATCTCGTGACCGTATCCAACGCCTCGACGATCCGCCGCGTCTCGACGCTTCGGCTCGCCCCGATACATCCGGAGGCGGCCGACTGGTCTACTCGAGTAGCGGCGCAGGGGGCGAGCGTATCGACGGCCACGCTGGCAAACGTCAGTCGACTCTGCTACGCGATCGACGCGGCCGGGATTCGCGATCGTTTCCTGCGGCTGAATGTCTTCAGCGGAACGGGACTAAACGCCGCGATTACTCCGCTGTTTCGCGGGCGAAGCCTGACGGGGCCGCAGTTCGGCGGGACGGTCGACACGAACGCGGGCGGCGCGAGTGCGTTCGTGTCTGGCGATTACTCGGAATCGGTTGGGCTGACTGCCGGGCTCTCGACAAGTAAACACCTCGACACTGGATTTACAACGTCGCTGGTGACTGCGGCGCAGTGGGAGGGGATGCACCTTTCCGGGTGGCATGGGCCAACCGGCGCAGGGGAAACAGATCCCTACCTTTTGGGCGTGAACAACGGAGGCACTGACAGGTTTGCGATCCAGGTCTCAATAAGAACAACCGCAGCGTCGACTGATTCCGCTCGATGCGGGAAGACTATTAACGTTCTCTCGACTGGCTGGACTAACGGAGCGCGACCAGCGGCGTTTCTGCTCGCGCAAAGAGCCGCCACTACGTTGCTGGAGTTCTACCGAAACGGATCGATCAACGCGACCAATACCACGGCGACTACCGGGATCGCGTCAGTGTCGTTTCCGTTTTTCGTTTTTCGGCTCAACAACTCCGGCTCGCAGTTGGGTGATCAACCTGGCATGGCGCTGCGGCATTACTCCATCGGCCTCGCCATGACTTCCGCGCAGGTCGCCGCGTTCTATTCCGCGATGCTCGCGTTCAACACCTCTATGGGGCGAACGTCGTGACGCTCGACCAGCTACCGCTACCGCTCTCCTACGAAGATTCGCGGACGCTCGCGCTTGTATATCCCTACGAAATAGCCTTGGCGCTATATCAACTGCAAACGCAACACGGCGACCCTCGGCACGTTCACCAAGGCGTCCAGCTCACCGACGGCCGATATTGCCTATGCGGCGACATTTTGAGCGAGGTCGGGCTTGGCGGGCTCCTCGAGGGTCTCTTCTCGCACATCACGCCCGACATGATGTCGGCCGTCGACGTGATCCCATGGGCTGACGCGGTTGCTCTCATGCCACCGGTCGAGGCCGACCCCCTGTGACGCAACGGGTCGAACGCTGGCAACCTCCGCGCATGCGTCGCACGACCGCGACGAAGGAGGTCGCCCACTACAGGACCGCCGACTGGAAGGCTCGCCGGCTGCGGATCCTGCGGAGGGACGCGTTCGTGTGTCGTGCCTGCGGTCGCGTGGTCTACGGCCAGGCCGCCCACGTCGACCACATCGTCCCCCTCGAAGAAGGCGGGACAGACGACGACGAGAATCTTCAAACGCTGTGCCAGTCATGCCACGGGACGAAGACCAGGGAAGAGCAGCGGAGGCGAGGCAGGCTGTGATCGAAAAGGGGGTGGGGTCGGCCGCGGGGCCAAAAAAGGACGGAAGACCCCACGAGCCCTCGACGCGAATACTTGGGGAGTAACAAAAAATGGGAAGTAGAGGTCCGGCCCCGCAGCCCGGCAGTTCCGAGAGCAAACGCGGCCGAAACACGATGTACCGAAAGACTCCCGCCGTCGTGCCGGTCGGAGGCGTCGCCGTCCCCGCGAGCGTGCAGCTCGTGCCGGCGGCCGCCGCGTTCTGGGACCGCGTCGCCCCGACGCTGATCGCCGACGGCCGACTCGTCCCCGAGCAGGCCGACGCGTTCGCGATCCTGTGCCGGCTCCACTCCGAGATCCGACTCCTCGAGGACCAGGTCCTGGCCGAGGGCTTCGTGACCGCGACCGACAAGGGCCAGGCCGCGAGCCCTGTCGCGAAGCTGCTCCGTGACTCGCGCCGCGACTTCGTCACACTGGCGAGGGACTTCGGACTGACGGCAGCCGCTGCCGCCCGTATACCGCAGGACCCCAAGAATGGCGAAGAAGAAGACGACCCCGAGGCCGCGATCCTCGCGAAGCTCTCCGTCCGCGGGTAAGCCACTCGACCCGAAGAAGCGGCCGGAGTATCTGCCAGGCTACAAGTGGGACGAGGACGCGGCCCAGGCTCCGGTCGACTTCGTCCAGGGGCTGTGTCGACACCCAGACGAACGCGGCGGAGACCCGAAGCGTATCGAGCTGATCGAGTGGCAGGCCGAGAAGGTCCTTCGTCCGCTCTTCGGCTGGCGTCGACCCGACGGCCGCCTCCGGTTCCGTCGCGCCGGGATCTTCGTCCCTAAAAAAAATAGGAAGAGTTCCCTTATGAGCCAGCTCGCCCAATACATGGCGACCTGTCACGCTCCGGCCCAGGACGTGTTCCTCGCGGCGAACGACCGCCTCCAGGCTCGGACGATGTATCGCATGGTCCGGCAGTCGGTCGAGGCGAGCCCGCAACTATCGAAGCGGCTTGAGGTCGTCGACTCGCGGAGCATCATCCGGAACCGCGAGACCGGGAAAGAGATCCGATGCCTGTCCTCCGACTCGTGGCGGAACGAAGGCCTGAACGGTTCGGTGATCCTCGACGAGATCCATAGTTTCCGCTCGCCGGATCTGGTCGACGCGTTGATCTACGCGACCCGTGGCACGGCGAACGGTCTCGTGATCTCGATCTCGACGGCGGGCTCCGACCGAAACGGGATCGGCTGGCGTTGGTGGCAGGACTGCGAGCTGGTGATCAAGGATCCGAAGGCGAACCCGACCTTCTACGGTCTGATCTACGCGGCCGACGAAGACGACGACTTCTCCGACCCGAAGGTCTGGCGGAAGGCGAACCCTTCGATGGGGATCGCGTTCCCCGAGGACGAGTTCGCGGCCGACTACCAGGACGCGACGACCGACCCGCGGAAGATGTCGAAGTTCCTCCGCTACTCGCTGAACGTCTGGCAGGCCGGCGACTCGCGCTGGTTCGTCCCGCCTCTCGACTGGGCTGCCTGCTCCGCCGGTCCGCTCGATCCGACCGAGGGCCGGCCGTGCTGGGTCGGCGTCGACCTGGCGTCGAATCTTGACATGACGGCGGCCGCGTTCGTGTTCAAAGAATCCGACGGGTCCTATTCGGTCGAGTGGAAATACTGGGTCCCACGCGAGACCGTGGCCGACCGCGTCCGCGAAGGGATCCCCTACGACTCCTGGATCCGTGACGGCTGGGTGACCGTCACCGACGGACACAGGCTCGATCACGAGAGCGTCGCTCGCGACATCATCGCGTATGGCGAGACCCACGAGATCAAGGCCGTGGGCTGCGACCCTTGGCAGGCCGGAGCCCTCGAGACGCTGCTCCAGCGTGAAGGGATCACGACGAAGGACGTAGCGCAAAAAACGTCGACGCTCAACTCGCCATGCAAACTCCTCGAGGCCCTGGTCGTCGAGAAGCGGCTCCGCACGGGCGGGAATCCGGTCGCCCAGTGGAACGCGAACAACGTGTGCGTCTACACCGACCCCACAGGGATGATTAAACCCGACAAGGCGAAGAGTACGGAGAAGATCGACGGCGTCGCGGCTCTCGTGAATGCCCTCGCCCTCGCGTCGACCGACGAGGACACAGGCTCCGGCCGGAGCCTCGACGAGTGGCGGATCCGCGTCCTGTAGCGAGATTCTGCCCGGCAGGCCGCTGGGATATTGGCGGGCACCGTCCACGAGGTCGCCGCCCGTGCCCGAAAAGAAGCCCAGCCGCAAGCCGACCGCCAATGGAGGCCGCGGCAGCCGCCGCCGCTCCCCGGCGAAGGCCGCCGCGGCCGCTCGCGTTATCTCGTTTCGGTCGACCTCGCTCGGGTCGCCCTACGCGTTCGGAGCGATCTCTCCGGGGAACATCGGACCCGAGACCGCGATCCGCGTCTCCTCGATCTTCGGCGTCGTCCGCTGGATCGCCCAGGCTGTCGCGATCTGCCCGGTCCAGATCATGCGGCACCGGCCAGACGGCCGCCGCGAGAAGGCCGACATCCCGGCCGCCTATACGCTCCGCAAGCGGCCAAACCGCTGGCAGTCGGCGTTCGACTTCTACCTGCTGCAAGCCTACTGGGCGGCCCTCCACGGGAACGGCTACGCGAGGATTCTCTCCGGCGACCGCGGCTGGATGTCGCAGCTCGTGCCCATGCACCCGTCGCGGGTGAAGGTCGAGCAGTTCGACGACTACTCGCTGTCTTACAAGTTCTGGACGGACCGCGGAGTGTGGGAGACGATCCCACAGGAGCAGGTCCTTCACTGGAAGTGGATCAGCGACAACGGAATCGTCGGGCACGCTCCGGCCGAGATGTGCGCGACCTCGATCCGCCTGGCCCAGAAGCTCGACACCGCGGCGACCGCGTTCTGGGACAACTCCGCCCGGCCCGACATGGTCCTCGAGACCGACGAGCGGATCCCCGACGAAGCGGTCGACGCTCTTCGCGAGTCGCTCCACCAGGTCTACGGCGGAGCCGAGAACCGCGGGAAGGCCGCCGTCCTCCCTAAGAAAACGCGACTGAAGCCGATCGACTCAAACTCGATGGAGGCGTCGCAGTTCCAGGAGCTGCGGGACGCGATCCTGCCTGACGTGTGTCGTCACTGGGGCGTCCCTTCGACACTCCTCGGCGACGCGAAGATGAATAAATATTCGACGGTCGAGCAGGAGCATCTCTCCGCGCAGGTTTGGTGTTTGCTTCCATGGGCTCGCCGCATGGAGTCGCCGATCGACATGGCGCTGCAGCCGGTCTACGGCGAGGACGTATACGCGAAGCTCGACACGCGAGGGATCCTCCGGGCCGACACGGCTGGCCGGGCTGCCCTGTATCAAACGCTCTGGAACCTCGGAGCAATCACGCCGAACGAGATAAGAGACAGGGAAGACTTCGAGCTGCTCGACACTCCGGCCGCGAATCAGACCTTCGTCCAGCTCGGCTTCTCGACGCTCGACGCCGCGGCCGCTCAGGCCGGGGCCGCCGGAGGCGAGCCGCTGCCGGCAGTGGCCGAGACCGAGTCCCCAGACCTCGAACCTAACGGCGAGAGCGTCGACCAGGCCGGCGGGTTCGCTCTCGGCCAGTACGTCTACTTCGACGGCGGCGAGGGAACGATCGAGCACCTGATGACCGACGGCGTCCTCGGTGTCGAAGGGTCGCCCTTCGCGATCTCCGCGTCGCCCGACTCGCCGGCCGCCTCGATTCGCATTCACCAAGGCGGGCAGGCGACCGAGTTCACGGTCGGGAAGCGAGTCTCGGATCTGTCAGCGGACCCCATGGACGGAGGCGAGAACGATGTCGCAAGTTGAGACCCGTTATCTGGCCCAGGCTGGCGACCCGGACATCGAGCTGCGGGTGGAGACCCGCGACGACGGCCGGCCGCAGATCGTCGGCATGGCCCCGCCATGGAACAAGTGGTCGGTGGACCTGGGCGGATTCAAAGAACGCTTCATGCCCGGATCGTTCCGGAAGTGGCTCGACCGCTCGCCGAACGATCCGCGAGGCGCTGCTGACGTGGTCGCGAAATACAACCACATGGATTCCGCCGTCCTCGGCAGGACGACGAACGGCACACTCCAGATCCAAGAGAACGAGAAGGGGCTCGTGTTCCGGGCGACCCCTCCGGTCGGCACGCCGACGACTGCCGAGGTCCTGCCGCTGATCAGGGAAGGCTACATCTTCGGCTCGTCGTTCGCGTTCTCACTGCCCGATCCGCGAGGCGAGACCTGGGACGAGGATCCCGCCGGCAACGTCACCAGGACGATCACCGACGCGGCGATCTTTGACGTAAGCCCAGTAACACACGCCGCGTATCCCAATAGTTCCGTCGGCCTTCGGTCCCTGTCGGCCTGGCGCGAAGCCCGAGGGCTCGTCCACCACAGGGCCGAGGGCCGCGGGCTCGTGATCTCGCTCGACTACGACAGGACCTACACCGCGGCCCCTGGCCTCTGGCGTTCGTTCGTCAACATGGCGACGGCAGCGGGGAACCGCGTCGTATGTATCTCGCGACGCGAGGCGACCGACGAGAACCGCGAGGAGCTGCGGCTCGCGTTCGCAGACCTCGAGGTCGGCGACCTGATCTTGTGCGGGGCCGACACACAGAAGCGAGACGCGGCCGCCCAGGCCGGGATCGCGGTCGACGTGTGGGTCGACGACTACCCCGAGGGAATCGTGGCGGCCCCGGCTCCGGCGGCTCGCTCGTTCAAGGTCTCGACGCTCGCGGGATCAAAGGCTGCCGCCGCGGCCGCCGTCGCCCGAATGCGAATCAACGCCGGCTAACACGAGGACGCTATGCCATCCGCTCTGACCGTTTCCGGACTCCTCCGGATCGACTGCGATCTGACGAACACGCTCACCGTCGGGGCCGTGTCGGACTCGTCTGTCGTTCTGGAGAATATCGCGTTCGCGAACGGGACCGGCGCGAGCCAGGCGAATATCTACATCAGGAAGTCGGGTAGCGTCGCCACCTCCGGGACCGATACGACCACGCTCTCGTCGGTGACGGTGCCGACCCAGTCTGGCACGACCTACACCGCGTCGATCGACAAGGTCCGACTGCTCTATGTGAAGAACACAAGCGCGGCCCAGTTCCTCGGGATCATGCTCGCCGACTCGTCGTCGACTCCTTACTGGAGCGCCGAGGTCCATCCCGGCGGCGTCCTGCTCTGGTCGGTCGGTGTGTCGAATGTCGAGGGCTCCGCGACGGCGACTCCGGTCGACAAGGTGATCGCGTATTCGATCTCCGGCAACACGCTGGCGGCCACCTACGACATGGTTCTCGTCGGAACGAAGACATGAGCCTATGCACGACCTGCGGCGGCCGCTGCCGCGTCGAGTCGAGCAAGCGGGCCGGCGACCGCCAGGTCCGTTACGTCGAGTGTCAGAGCTGCCGGCAGCGTCGCCGACAAGTGGTCCCGGCCGATCAAGTCTGGAGGCGGAAGCGATGAGCATCACGACCGTTCCGATCACCGAGGCCGTCGACCAGCCGGGCCTCCTCGACAAGATCACGACGTACATCGCGGCGGCGAAGGTCGCGGCCGCCGACGGCCTGACCTGGTCGGAGTTCGGCGAGCTGCTCCTCGCGCTCCTTCGGCTTGTCGTCTCGGCCCTCGACTCCGTGGCGACGCTCTCCGGGCGGGAAAAGAAGGCCATGGCGATCGACGCGGTCGCCCGGCTCTTCGACGCCGTTGCCGACTACGCGGTCCCGGTGACGCTCTACCCGATCTGGCTCGTGGCCCGCCCGGCCGTCCGGTCGCTGGTCCTGGCTCTCGCGGGCGGCGTGATCGAGCAGCTCCTTCCACTCGTGAGGCTTGCCCGATGATCGTCGCCCTCCTGATCGCCGCCGCGGCTTATGCGTTCGCCGGCGACAAGTTCACCAAGTACATCGGCGACGTGTCGCTGCCGACCCTCGAACGGCGACACGTCGTCGGGGCTGCCCTGCTCGCGGCGGCCGCGTTCGCGTGGGGCTCGTCCGCTCCACCGTCCCCGGCTCCGCAGCCGGCCCCTGGCCCGGCCCCCGGCTTCTCGCTCCGCGGGACGTTCGTCGGCCCCGACGCCTCGGCCGACGCATCGACCGTGTCGGCCCTGATGGAAGAGCTGGCCTCAGAGATTGAATGGGATTCCATGCAGGCCGAGCCGCTGATCCGGACAGGCGTCGCCGTCGACGATCTCCGCCAGCGTGCCCGCGAGCTGCGATGTCGCGGCGTCTCGCTGGGCGAGAAGCACCCGCGAGCCCGCGAGGCGATCAAGTCGCACCTCGACGCGACGGCCGGCACGTCCGGCGGTCCGCTGACGCCGGCCCAGCGGTCCGCGTGGGTCGCGGCCTACAGGGAAATCGCGAGGGCTGCCGCCGATGCCTCGCGCTAACGCTCTTCGATGGCTCGCCGTCGCTCTGCTCCTGGGGCTCGCGGCCGCCGCGATCGTCGCCGGCCTCGGCCGTCGCCCCGGCCCTGCCGGCTGGTCCGGGGACGAAAACTTCGGCTACCGTCCAGACCCTCAGGGAGTCGAGCGATTCCTCGCGGAGCTGCCCCAGCCGCTGTTTCGCGACGCCGGAGCCGAGACGGTCCGCGAGGCGAAAGGCGTCGACACGTTCCTCTATCGCTCCGCGGTTCGCGCTCACCTGG